TACAAACACCACTCTCTAGGACTATTTGATGCCGCGTCGTTTGGTCTAATTTCTAAAGAGTTTGATCTAACCATCTATTCTCCAATAGTCGGACTATCCACTCACGCTCAGAAGCCATTTATTTCTCCTTGCGTAAACTGGGAAGACGTTTTAGATAAAACTATTAACTTACAATAGTCGATGCAGGACGATAGAATATAAATATGAAAAAGGTAATAATAACAGGAATTTCCGGTCAAGATGGATCTTACATGGTCGATTACTTGCTTGAGAATACTGATTATAATATTTTTGGCGCAGTAAGGAGACTCTCAAAACCAAATTATTCTAATTTTTCTAATCATTTAGACAATAAAAGATTCAAAGTCGTCACTATCGACCTCTCTGATTCTCAGTCTATTGATAACGTAGTAAGAGAAGTTAATCCTGATTACTTTATTAATTTTGCAGCGCAATCTTTCGTAGGTTCAAGCTGGCAAATTCCTGAACAAACATTTGACGCTGGCGCTATGGGCGTGTTAAGGTGCCTTGAATCCATGCGTAAGCATTCTCCAAAGTGTCGATTTTATAACGCTGGAAGCTCCGAAGAGTTTGGAGACGTAAAATACTTTCCTCAAGACGAAAAACACTTATTATCTCCAAGGTCTCCATATGGAGCCGCAAAGTGCGCCGCAAGACACATAGTAAAAGTGTATCGTGAATCTTATAATCTTTTTGCAATTCAAGGTTATCTTTTTAATCATGAATCCCCAAGAAGGGGAGAAGAGTTCGTAACTCGAAAAATCACCAAAGGAGTAGCCAGAATTTTTAAAGCTATAAAAAACGAGCAGCCTTTTGAACCAATTAGTTTAGGGAATATCGACGCAAAGAGAGACTGGAGCCATGCTATCGACTTTGTGGACGGCGTATGGAAAATGGTAAACCAAGAGAAGCCAAATGAGTATGTACTTTCTAGTAATGAAACTCATACCATTAGAGAATTCATTGAACTAGCGTTTAAAGAAGTCGGCATAGAAGGATTTTGGCACGGCCAAGGGACGAACGAAGAATTTTCCATCTCGACTGAATACGCCATCAAGAACGAAGTCAACTCCTCTGTTCTGGTTAAAATTGATCCAAAATTCTTTCGCCCAGCAGAGGTAGAGCTTTTACTTGGAGACTCTTCCAAAGCTCGCCTAGAATTAGGATGGAGCCCAAAATGGTCTTTCCATCAATTAGTAAAAGACATGGTAATTTCTGATCTGAATCAAACTTAATGTCCATTCAACAAACAATTGTAGAAAAATTTGTCAGAAAAAACGAAGTAGACTGGGCTAGGGATATGAAGGCTGCTACGGCGCTTTTAAAAATTTTCCCTGAGCATGGGTTTTGGGAATGGCTTGAGCCGCACCCAACAGTTTCTAATCTTGGATTTTTTCGGTCTAAAAAGAACTTAACAATACTAAAAGACAGATATTCCCTTTTTCTTCAACGGAAAGACCTCAAGGAGTCGAAAGAAAAGCTGAAAGAAAGCTTTGACTCAAAGGTCGCGACCAGCTATAATCAAGAGGACAGCAAAGTGGGCGAAGACATTCCTATCGTCAAAAAGCCCAGAACTTTAAAAGAATTTCTTAATCATGGCAAAGCCCCCGAAACAACAGCAACCTGAAGAAAAAAACTCAAGCATTGGAGCTTCAAGCAGACTCCAATCTATTCTTAATCACAAAGATCACAAAGATGATCACTTTAATTTTGAAGAAGCAGTGACTTGGAAGATCTCTACTGGGAGCTTGCTTTTAGATGCTGCGGTAGGTGGAGGCATCACCCCTTCTCTTATCCGTCTTTGTGGACCAAATAATGAAGGCAAAACACCCCAAGCGATAGAAATTTGCAGAAATTTTCTTTTAGAAATCCCGAAAAGTAGAGTAGTCTGGGTCTTAGCAGAGGGTCGTCTCTCTAAGGAAAACAGAGAACGCTGCGGGATCAAGTTCGTCACCGATGCATCAGAATGGACTGACGGCTCAGTGTTTATCCTTGAATCTAATGTTTATGATTTAGTAATCGACGTTATTAAAGATCTTGTCCTTAATAATGAAGAAGATAATCGTTATTGTTTTGTTATTGATTCTATGGATGGTCTTATCTTAAAGAGAGATAAGGACACAAGCCCAGCAGACGCGAGCAAGGTCGCCGGAACTCAAGTCATCAGCAAGAAGCTTCTGCAATCACTAAGTATTGGAATGTTTAAGCATGGTCATCTAATGATCGCGGTTAGCCAGATCACTTCTGAAATTAAGATCGATCCCTATGCTAAAAACGCTCCGAGAGGAGGAATGTTCAGCGGTGGAAATGCATTATTGCATTGGGCTGACTTTATCCTAGAGTACAGCACGACAGCAATGGGCGACTATATCCTTGACAACCCAGCAGGGAAGATGAATGATGGCAAGACCAAGTCGATTGGTAAGTATTCTAAAGTAATGATTCAAAAGTCTACCAGCGAAGCTACTCGCAAAAACATCGTTCAATATCCTATTAAATTTGGAAAAAAGCCTTCTGGCATCTGGGTTGAGTATGAGATTCTTGATTGTCTGCTGATGTGGGATCTTGTCGTTGCAAAGGGGGCTTGGATTACGGTGGACGATTCTTTAGTTGAAGAACTTAAGAACGTTGGAATTGAAATGCCCAAGCAGCACCAAGGGAGAGAAAACTTCAGAAAATGGCTTGAAGAAAACGAACAAGCTACCAAGTATCTCTTTGGCAAGCTAAAAGCTGTTCAATCAAAATGAAACTATATTCTGTAACCGGCAGAATAATTAACAAAAATGTTTCTCAATTTTTAATAGATTGGGACAAACAGTCTCGCTCTAAGATTCAGTTCCAAGTTAAACAGTTTCTTAAGCCATTTTGGAAAACTCATGTCTGTTATGAAGAGTTCCCGGTATTCGGAAGCAGAATGAAAGTAGACTTTATTAATATTTCCCGCAAAATAGCGATAGAAGTTAATGGAGATCAGCATTCTTCTTTTAATAAATTCTTCCATAACAATTCTAGATTGAATTATCTTAACTCTATAAAAAGAGACTATAAGAAATCTGTATGGTTAGAGAAGAACGGTTTTCAACTATTAGAGTTAGAGACATCTGATTTAAATAAGTTAAGCTACGATTATATAAATCATACATTCAAGATATCACTGGTGTAATATAAACTGTGGCAAAAAATAAAGAATTCCAGTTCCCAGATAGTATTCTATCTCAAATAGATGAATGCTCTCAAGGAGGGTTTTTATTGTTCACCTTTGATAAAAAAGGAATGCCAGAAGTTAGGTCTAAATTCGATAATGCACAGAACGCAATGGCTATGCATTATTATATTAATAATTGGCTTAGTGCTGTTGAACAAATCAATTTAGAAAACACGATCCATAACATTATCGCTGCTGATAAAGAAGATGATGAAGACGATGATGATGAAGACGGTCCTGCTAGTAAGTAACTCTTTTTTTAGTTAAATGAAACTTTCCTCTATTAAGGTAGAGCAATCCTTGCTTGGTTCGCTCATTAAAAATTCAGAATCATTCTACGATATAGATCACTTTATATCAGAGATTGATTTCACAAACGATGTAAACGGAACAATATATTCGATAATTCGCCAGATATGCAACGCTAAAGAAAAAATAGATAAAGTCATTCTGGCTCAGAAAATTCAGAATCTTGGCATTTCTTTCCAAGAAGATCTTGACATATACGATTATATCGATTGCCTTTCTTTAGCGGTTTCAAATAAAGATTCTGCTATTAAATATGCTCAAGAGTTAAAACAGTTTTCTATTCGTCGTGACATAAAAGGAATGGCTCAAAGGATAATAGAAACCGTTTCTACTAATCCTGAGAAAAATGCCAGTCAAATCATAGCTGAAGTAGACTCCATATATGGCGAAAAGATTAATTCTTTTGATGCTACTGAAGAGATTAGAAATATCTTTGATGACATAGAAGCGTTCATAGAAGAAAAAGGTAATAATCCTCAAGAAGAATCAGGCATAGATTTGCACTATCCAGAGTTCGCAAGGCTTTATGGAGGCTTGAGAAATGGGAATGTTTATGCAATCGTCAGTCGCCCCGGTCAAGGCAAAAGCTCGTTCTTGGTTGAGATGTCTCTTGGAGCTTATTTAAAGAATAAAAAGGTTAGCGTCCTTTACCTTGATACAGAAATGTTTTCACAAGATGTGAAACTCCGTATTGCAGCAGCGAAAACTGGAGTACCTTTCTGGCATATTGACACGGGAAACTGGCGTAAAGATCCTGAGATGGTTTTCAAAATCAGAGCTTTCTTAAAAGAGTTTAGTAAATATAACTATACTCATCATTGTGTTGGTAATAAAGGAATTGACGAGATTATATCTTTTATCCGTAGATGGTATTACAGTAAAGTTGGAAGAGGGAATCCTGCTCTTATTTGTTATGACTACGTCAAACTTACCGGAGAAAAGGTCGGCCAAAACTGGGCAGAGCATCAAGCCATTGGCGAAAAGATAGATAAACTTAAAAAGATTTCAGAAGAAATTAATGCCCCTCTATTCACTGCAATGCAAATGAATAGATCTGGCGAAAATTTTAA